GTCGGCGGTGCGCGTCGCGCTGGGGGGACCCGGCGCACCCGACGGCGCGGCGGCGAACCCCCCGGCCGCCTGGGCGCGGGTGGCCTTGGAGGCCAAGGCGGCGCCCGGGGGCGAGAACCTCGACGGGACGACGGTGCCCCTGTGGTTCGGCGGGGAGAAGACCCGGGCGGGGGTGTCGATCATGCCCTACGGAGCCCGGTCCGCCTCTGCGCTGAAGGAGCGCAAGTCGGGGATCGTCGTCGGGCACCGGGGCATGAGCGGGGCCGGGGATGTCGTGGAGCACACGATGGCCGCGTACACCCGGGCGGTGGAGTGCGGTGTCGACGCCCTGGAGATCTCCTGCCACCGGACTTCGGACGGGGTGTGGTTCGCCTCGCACGACTCCACCCTGGAGCGTCTGGGAGGCCCCTCAACGCCGATCAAGAACATGACCTGGGCCCAGGTCCAGGCGGCCTTCGCCGCTCGCCCTGAGGCCCTTCCCGTGACCCTGAAGGACTACCTGGCGGCCTACGGTGGCACGCACGTGACGATCTTCGACCCCAAGACGGAGATGGCCCGGTCGGACGAGTACCTCGGGCTGCTGAAGGACTACAAGGGCCGGGTGGTCATCAAGGCGTTCGCCGACGCCGGGTGGTTGTTCGCCAAGGTCAGGCAGGCCGGGTGGGCGACGTGGGGGTACGCCTACGCCCGCAACCGCGGCCAGAACTGGTACCCGGACTTCGTGGCGGCGACGAACCTGGACTTCCTGTCGATGGAGTGGAACGCCGCCGATGACGTGTGGACGCCGCTGGTGGCCACCAAGAAGCCGGTCATCGCCCACATCCCCGCCACGGTGGCCCAAGCCGCGGAGGGCGCCCGCAAGGGGGCGGCCGGGTGCATCACGTCGCGCGCCGATCTCGTGGCCGGGCTGAAGGTGTAGTACCCTTCAGGGGCGGGCTTCTCATCTCTCTTCCCCCGCACGCCCCCGGTGTCGACCGTCTACGACACCGGGGGCACTCGCTTGCAGAAAATAGAGCGGCATAGTATACTGAGACCGAGGTCCGGGACGGAACGGACCCGGAAGAGAGGAAGACGCAACATGAGCAAGCGAACCGAGATGAGGGCGGAGATCCTCGCCAAGGCCAGGGAGCGCAGGGCGGAGCTCGCCCGCACGGCGCCCTCCGAGAACACACTGCGCCGCAATGACCAGGTCAGGAGGGCCAAGAACCTCCTGCGCGAGTTCATCCTCGACCATGGCGTCGACATCAAGAACTCGGGCAGGGTCCTGGGCTACGAGTCCGTGGGGCGCCTGCCCCGCCATCTCAGCCGGGGCATGATCACCCTGGAGGATCTCCTGGCGATGACCGAGTACTTCGAGGACTTCGACCCCACCGCCATCCTGCGCGATGTCGTCCTCGGCGTCGACGAGCACCCCGACGAGGCGCAGGCCCGCCGGGAGGGGACGATCACCCCCGATGGCGAGCGCATCGCGATCGAGGCCCCCGCGCCCAGCGCGCCATCCGCACCCTCGCCGCAGGAGGGGGAGGAGATCGTGGTCATTCAGCCCGACGCCGTCGCTCCGCCGCAGGAGGAGGATGAGCCCTCGCTCGATACCGACGAGGGTCTGCGGGCCTGGGCCAACCGCTTCGGCTTCAGCACTGGAGCTTGACAGACACCCGACGGGGCGAGAGCATCTCCTCGAAGGATGGCATACCCTCCAGCCCCCGGCGCCTGCGGACAGCGCCGGGGGTTGTTCTATACTCAGACCATGGAATGGGACCCCAACAAGATTCGGGCAGACACGCTGCTTCCGGACGACCCCCGGCTCCACATCGGCACCATCACGTCCGACAAGGTCAGCGCGGGAAGCCTGAACCTGGGCGCAGCACTCACCGAGGGACAGCTCGCGCTCCTTCGCCGCGCCGTCATGAAGGGCTCCTCCTGATGCTCGTCGCCGTCGCGCTGCTGGCGCTGCTCATAGGATTCTCGCTCGGCCTCATCGCCGGGGTTCACTGGAAGGGGAAGGTGGACGATGAAAGGCTTAGTGGATTCCTCACCGAGCTCGAAGCCACGGCGGACCGGGTCGCAGTCCAGGCCCGCGAAGACGCCATCGAGCGGGCGGGGCGCTATTAAGCGCGTCGTCGACGCACCGCCCCCCACCGAGGGCGTGGTGGCCCGCAGGGCGGTGACCGAGGAGCAGGTCGACGAGGCCAAGCGGAACCTGGTCGTCAACGCGCTCCTCAAGGGCGGCACCCGGGGGGATGTCGCCCACCAGGCGGGGCTGAGCGAGGCCCAGGTCTTCCGCATCGAGGAGGAGTACTACACGGGGCAGGCCATGCTCTCCGAGCACGCCCGCCTCATGAAGCAGCTGGCCCGGCTCGACCGGATCCTGGGCATGCTCGACGCCCGCGTGCAGTCCGCCCTCCTGGCCAACCCGGAGGGCGACCCCAAGTACTTCGACTCGATCCTCAAGGCCATCGACCAGGTGAGCGAGCTCATGGGGCTGAAGAAGACCCGGATTCAGACCGAGGTGCGGGTCATCGAGACCAAGCAGGTGGAGGTCATCGTGTCGTTCACCCGCTCCGTCGTCGAGGCCATGGAGGCCCGCCTCCGGCCCATGCTCACCATGGCGGGGCGCGAGGAGCTGGAGGCCAGGCGCGAGGAGTGGCTCGCCCAGGCCACGGCGGCCAGCGCGGAGATCCTTGAGGCCACCGCGCCGATGGAGCTGTGAGCGCATGACACCGGTTCTGGATTTTCGAGCCGTGGCCGCCTCGTTCGGCGAGGGGGCCCGGGCGGAGCGCCTGTCGAGGGACCCGGTGGCGTGGGTCGAAGAGCGCCTGGGGGAGTTCCTGTGGTCCAAGCAGCGGGAGATCGTCCGCTCTGTTGTAGAAAACAAACGAACGATGGTGGCTTCTTGTCACTCAGCGGGCAAGGGGGCGAGCGCGGACACGCTCCTGCTCACGACAGAGGGTTGGAAGACCTACGGCACCGTCCGTGTCGGGGACCGGGTCTTCAACGAGGACGGGAAGCCCGTTGCTGTTACGGCCAAGAAGGTCTGGCCGGGCAGGCCCCACTACCGTGTCGAGTTCGGCGATGGGGCCACGGGCGTGTTCGACGGAGCCCATGAGTGGGAGGCCATCTACCTTAACCGTCGTCCTCGTAAGGTTCAGGATTGGCGGGATCACTGGCACGCCGCAGAGCGCGTCGAGACTCGGTACATCGCGGCCCACCTGCGTACTGATGCGGGACAGCTCGCCTACCGGGTCCCCCTGGCGCGGGCGCTGCGCACGACCGGTGCGGCGCCGGACATCGACCCCTACCTGCTGGGTTACTGGCTCGGCGACGGGACGCGGGGAGCCGGGGCGATCACGTTCGACGACCGCGACGAGAGTCATCTTGCCGCAGAGTGCGAACGAGCGGGACACCCCCTCCTGCCGACACGCATGCAGGACAGCGAGCACGGGCGGGCGGCAACTCCCCGGCTGCTGAGGCTCAAGCTTCGGGATGTCGGCGTCCTGGAGGACAAGCACATACCTGAATCGGTTCAGCGGGCGCCCCTGGAGTACCGGCTCGCAGTGGTGCAGGGCCTGCTCGACTCCGACGGCTTCGCGGCCAATAACGGGGTCTCAGTCGGGCTGGATCTGTGCAATGAGCGGCTGGCTGTCGGACTGATTGAGCTCATCCGCGGTTTGGGGACCAGCGTGCAGGGGCGTCCTGGTCCGGCCAAGCTCTACGGGCGTCAGACCAGTACTCGGTGGCGCATGAACTTCACCCCGGTCGGTTGGGAGCCGTTCCGACTCGCTCGCAAGAGGGATGCTTTCAGGGGCGCGCGGACCAGCAGACCGACGCAGCGGACGATCGAGAAGTGTGGGTACATCGGTGTCGGGGACACCGTGTGCATCGAGGTCGAGGGGCCCTCGCACCTGTACCTCACGGGGCGGGACCTGGTACCCACGCACAACTCTCACCTCGCCTCGCGAGTAATAAGTTGGTGGCTCGACACCAAGGACGTCTCACCCACCGAGACGCGAGTCATCACCACCGCCCCCTCCTGGAACCAGGTCGCCAACGTCATGTGGGCCTACGTCAAGGAAGTCCAGGACAAGCTCCACATGCCCGGCAACATCACCGCCAAGGCCACCTGGACCTTCCCCGGCTACAAGGCGCCCACCGCCTACGGGCGCAAGCCCTCCGACTACGACGAATCCTCCTTCCAGGGCATCCACGCCACCAACGTGCTCGTCGTCGTCGACGAGGCCGGGGGCGTGCCCGAGTCGATCTTCACCTCCGTCGAAGCCATCACCACCAACGCCAACGCCCGCATCCTCGCCATCGC